CTCGGTGCGGCCGTCGCCTTGGTAGTGCCCGAGCGCGTAGACGCGGGCGTGCAGGCCGTGGCCGGAGACGGCGGAGAGGGTCGCGCGCTGGCGGCCCGGGGCTGAGCCGTGGTCAATGCCGACCGCGAGACGTGCGCCAGGGCTGCCCCTGGTCGGCGCTACGAGGTGCGGGCCCCAGGCGCTGAAGTAGGCGCAATCGAGGCGGGGGTGGCGCGAGCGGCCGAGGCGCATATCCGCCTCCATCGCGCTGAGGCCGGCCACCTGCTCCTCGATCTCGGTGGTGGTGATCCACGGCAGGTCGGGCAGGAGCGAGCCGGGCGGGCGGCGGGGCGTCACGTTGTCGAGGGTCAGCTCGCCCTGGATCTCGCCGCAGAAGGGCACGGTTGGGTCGTCTACGAGCTTCCAGAGGTAGCCCAGGTCTGCCTCTGTCCCGAGCGTGGGGGTGAAAGTCTGGTATAGGCGGCCGGCGCGGCCAAGGAGGCGCGGCCAAAGCTCGTTGTACACGTCTTCGGGGAGGGGCTCGTCTGTGATGACGACCTCGGCGCGGGGGCCGGCGAGGTTTTCCGCCCGGAAGGTGCCGCAGCGGAGCTCGCCGCCGCGGCCCGGGCCGGCGATGATGTCGAAGACGGCGAGGCGCTGCCCCATCACGCGGCCACCCTCAAAGCGTAGGCCAGCACGGAACCAGCGCTTGTCAACGAAGCGCCAGAGGTAGGCGAGAGTACTGCCGAGCTGCTGCCATGTGTTGCCTACGAGCATCACGGTTCGAGGCCCGGCGCCGCGCTGCCAGTGCAGTTGACCGGCCAGGGCTCGGCGCGTGATCTCGGCGATCACGAGGCTCTTTCCGATGCCGTTCGCGCCCCATGCGACGGTGTGCTTGTAGGGCGAGGCAATGACCGACCGCTGCCAGTCGGTCAGGTGCTCAGGGGGGTCGCCCCGGATGGCGAAGCGGCTGAGGCGCTGGTCTTCGAGGAGGGCGCGCAGGGGAGCCTCGTCCTCGCCGTCGTCGTGGTCGGCGGGCAGGGCGTCGGGGGTCACCGCTTGGCCTGCTCGATCGTGAGGCGGCCGGCGTCGTCACGGCCGAGGCGGTAGCCGGTGCGGCCGAGCCACTCCTCAACGTAGAGGTCGAGGTCGGGGAGGCGGGCGGCTCTCGCGTCGGCGATCACGCGCTGGCGCCACTCTTCGGGGCTCACGTCTTCGGGGCTGGCGCTCGCCATCGCGTTGCGGGCGGCCTCGGCTTCGAGCTCTGCCAGCTTGAGATCGTGCTCCATGTCGCGCACGGCGGTCCAGCTCGCATCGGCGCGGGCCAGGGCGATCGTGATGCGGAGCCGGTCGATCCGGCTGGCGCCGGGCGGGATCGCGGCCAGGGCCTGGACGCGGGCCAGGTCCGCCTGCAGGCGGAGGATGGTTGAGACGAACTTGTGGGCGCTGGCCAGGTCGCCCACAGATTGGGCGTCGGCGAGCTGCTCCTCGCAGACGGCGATGTCGATGGCCAGACGCTCGGCGGGGGGCATGGCGCAGCGGCGGAGGGCTCTGGCGGCCTTCTTGGCGACCAAGTCAGGATCTGGCGGCGGCAGCGGCTTCTTCGGCGGCCTCGGCATGGGCGGTGTCCTCGGCGAGCAGGATAGCCCGAATTTGCCTTTCCTACCCTTTGGGGGGTGCGCAAGGCGACAACAACACACCTACCCACCCCACCCCACCCCCGGGGGGGGCATCAAAAGGCCGAACCCATGCGAACCCTCACCCTCATCCTCGCTCTTACCTCTTGCGCACCCGCGACAGACAGCGCCGACACCATCGACCAGCCCAACGCCTACCCTCTCGTCGTCATCTACCCCGACACCATCGAAGCCCCCGTGCTTCCTCCCTGCACCGTGCTGATCTGCTACGCCAACCAGTGCAGCCCCTCGCTTGACTACACTATCTCCACGGCCGGCCTCCTCACCGTCACCCCGCCCGACTCCTCTACGGCTCAGGTGTGGTGCATCGAATAGCCACCCAACCACACCCCGCAGAATCGCCCAGCTTGCCACGCGCAACGCTGGGCATTTTTTTACAGTCGCACCTTGACCTTCCCTGAGAAGCTGCACAACGCCGCCACACCTCTCCGCCCACGAATGCCAGACTCCTAAACGAAGCAGGGCAGCGCTGGCCAACTCTCGGCGTACCACCTGCGTTCTAATGTCGACTCGCCTTACTACTCTTATAATTTCTCTCGCATGGGATAGGATTAAAACTTGTATCTACGTTCAAAGCCTGCTATACCTTCTCACCCTATCGGCCAGACCGATTACCCCCTCAACACCACCAAAGGAGGCCCCAATGCCACCGACAACGAAGTGGCCACCGGACAAACCGACGAACACGGCAGGCCGCACAGCTCTTGACGTTGCGGTCTCATCCGACACCACAGGGCTGCCCGGCCTCAAGGCCCAGGTAGCCAGGGCTGCCGGGGTGCAGCCCACCCAGCTCTCCCTCGCCTTGCGTGGAGGTCGCCCCCTCACCAACGCCCAATACTTGGCGATCGGGCTGTACTTCACCCGCGCCAAGGGCATCCCCTGGGCAAACGGCCCGTTCTTCCTCATGGACCGCAGCCGCCTCTCAGGCTGCGGGATCGCCGTGGAGCACGTCGGCGGAGACCACCCGGACCTCGCCACCCACATCGCGGTGCAACTCGCCGCCCTCCCTGTCGACGGCCGCACCGCAGAGGCAGTCCTGGCCGCCGTTCACGCCGGCCTCTACGCCTACCGTGGCGAATGGCACGCTTGGCACCCCAGCTCACCCCCCATCGTAGCCGCTGCAATCGCCGAGCTTGCTCAGGCCATGGGCTACCTACACACCGCCCACGCCGCCAAGACCGCCGAGCGGCTCGTGCACCTCTTCATAGCCGCACACAAGCCCAGCACCTGGGCCGAGCTGCGCGGCCTCTTCGAGCGAGCCATCGACCGCTTCGAGCACCCCACCCAAAGCCACCGCCAGGACCAGGAGCCCACCCCATGACCCGCCCGCTTCGCGCCCTCACCCTCTGGCCCGAATGGGCCTGGGCGATCACCGCCCTGGGCAAAGACGTGGAGAACCGCGACTGGAAGCCCAGCCGCACCATCCTGGCCCCCGGCGACTGGCTCGCCATTCACGCCGGCGCCGTCATGGGCGGCGGCAACCCGAGCCGCAAGGCCGCCGAGGCCGCGCTGCAAAAGGTCGCCGAGGCCTACTGCTTCGCTACGGGCTTCAAGCCCCTGCCCGAACTCACCACCAAGCCCACCCCTTCCGCGATCGTCGCCCTCGTCCGCTACACCGGCGCCGACGGCGCCAACCCCAGCGGCTGGGCAGTCCCCGGCGCCTACCACTGGCGGTGGGACCGGATGCTCGTCCTGCCCACCCCCATCTCCTGCCGCGGCGAGCGCGACCTATGGCCCGTCCCCAAGGCCCTCGTCTCGCAGCTTGCGCCTCACCTGCCATCGAAGGAGCTTGCCCCATGAACCACGAACACACCGACGCCGCCCAGGCCGAAGCCCTCGGCCGCCTCCTCTCCGCCCGCACCGCCACCCCCATCCCGCCCGCCCGCCTCCTCTACCGCCCCGCCGCAGCCCCCAAAAGCCGCTGGGAGCTGCACCTCCCCAACGGCGCCGCCTACCCGCGCGCCACCTTCGCCGACGCCTTCGCGGTCGCCGCCGCCCTCGATCTCAACCTCGACCTCACCATGTCCCCGGCCGCCACCACCGCCGCCCGGACAGAGCTGGTCAACGCCACGCGCCTCGCCCACATCGACGAAGAGCCGGCCCGCTGGCTGGTTTCCACGCCTGCCCACGCGGACGCCTACACCCTGGACGCCGAGCAAGCCCTCCTGCACGCCGCCCAGCGTGGCGCCGCGGTCATCATGTCGCCGGAGACCGCGCTGGAGCTCTGGCGCGCCCTTGCGTTGACCCGCCTACCCAGCCTCACCTCGGAGCCCACCCCATGAACCCTCCCCAGCCCGAGCACCTCCTGCCCTTCCTGCTCCTGCTTCTGGCCGGCTGCCTGATCTTTCGGTTCGCCCACCGCCCCAACGAGGCCACCAGCCGCGACATCACGATCGACGTGCCCCGCTACGGCTCCGGCTTCACGATCCGCGCCACCAACGCGCCGATCCGCCGTCACCAGGGCGCCGGCATCACCCAGATCTCGATCATCCTCGCCGCCATCGCCAACGCGCGCGAGAGCGGCGGCGAGGTCACCATCACCGAGGCCGCCGCAACCCGGCTGCGATTGACCGCGAGCCCGCACGTCCTGCGCCTGTTGGACATCGACCCCTAACTATTCCCGGCCGGTGTGTTGACGGCGTGCATACCGGCCGATAATAGGAAAGCACCAACTGGAGCCACACCATGACCCCCGATCCCGCCCTTGTCGCCGCGTGGTTTGCCCGCCCCGCCGCCGTCCGCGACTACTTCGCCGAGAACGTCGCCGACACCATCGGAGAGACCGAAGCCGAGCGCATCGGCTACGGCTCCGATGATCCCGCCCTCGTCGCCGCTTGGGCGGCCTACTGCGAAGCCGACGTGCGCGACAACGGGGCCGCCCAATGAGCGCCCCGCTCGCCCACCTCTCCGAGGCCGCCCTGAAGCTCTACGCCCGCCTCAACGGCCCGGAGGTCTGCACCACGTCCTCAGCGAAGCGCCACCGCGCGCTCTGGGCCATCGGTCAGACGCCCGACCCAGTGCTGCTGCGCCTCCTCGTGCTGCACCACGCCGAGCCCGCCCACCTCGCCCTCCTGACCACCCCGGCCGACGCCCTCACCCACTGGGCCGCCGACCCCATCACCGGAAGGCAGGGCCGCAGGCTCAGCGAGCAGGCCCTGCTGCTGCTGCAAGGCCTGCACATGATTGGCGCCACAGAGCAGCCCCTGCACACATTACCGCTCGTGTACCAGCCAGATCCGCCCCCGGTCTACTCCGACGCCCCGCTGCCCAACCTGTAAGCAGGGCTTACAGGTTCGCCCCAACGCAAAGAGCCCCGGACCTTCCGATCCGGGGCTCAGCTACGTTCCCCCAACCACGCCGCGATCCCCCTCGCCACCGCCTGGCCCACTGAGTCGAGCTGGCCGAGGAAGGCGAGCCGGCGGGGCCCATCGAGGAAGTAGGGCTCCAGGCACAGCGCCACGGCGCGCACCCCGGCGATGGTGGCGAAGGCCTCGGAGAAGTCGCCGTCGCGGGGCGCCCCGTTGGTGTCCGGCCGACAGGCGATGTCACGCGCCGCCCAAGGCAGGGCCCGGGTCATCTCGCCGGCGACGGCGCGAGCCAGCGCCGCGCCCTTCGCCGACCGATGATCGAAGAAGATGGCCGCGTAGTCGCCGCCTCCGGCGTTGACGTGGCAGTTGAGGTACACGTCGGCACCCCAGCCGTCAGCCAGCGCCCAGTGCTCCGCGTAGCCGCCGCCCATCAGGGGCAGGCACTCCACGCCCAGCCGGCGCAGCTCCTGGTCCATCGCCAGGACGTAGCGCGCGGCGACCTCGACCTCCTCCCGCCCGCCGAAGGCGGCCCCCCGATCGCCCGCTTTGCTCGGCCGACCCGCGTGTCCGATCGTCAGCGCGACCCTGGCCATGTGTGCCTCCTGGCGCACCCGCGCGGCGCCGATGCTGGCGGAGGTCTACCGGAGCGGCGCGGCCAGGTCAAGCCGCGCCAAGACCGCCTCCTCGCTCCCACCCTCGCACACCAGCACCGCCCTCCCGCCCCGCCACCGCAGCGCCTGCCACCGCCCATCATAGGCCGTCCGCCGCGCCACCGTGATTGCCCCAGGCAGGTACAGGCACGCCCCGACCCTGCGCCAACCAAGGGGCAGCTCTGGCCGCGCTTCGACCTTCTCCACCACGTCGCGGCAAGCGGGAGGCGGCGTCTGCGCTACCTTTTCGGCCTCGACAGCGACCGCAGCCGCCCTCGGTGGAGCCGCAGGTGGAGGAGCCGCCGCCCTCGGTGGAGGAGCGGCCGCCGCCCTCCTTTCCGGCGCCGCGGTCGACCGCGCCCCGAAGAGCGACCCCTGGCCGCTCATCGGCCACCCGTGAAGAGCCCGACCTGCGAAAGCGGCTCAGGCTCCCAGCCCAGGATCGTCCGAGTATCCCCGTGCGCCGTCCGCTGCCCCCACAGGATGCCCGCGGCGCCGAAGTTGTCGACGCCCCCGAGCATGTCGCCGCCCGGGCCCTCCCATTCCATGCGCCGCGCCGTGGTCAGGGTGCGCTCTGGCACCGCTCGCCGCCAGATCGGCACGCGCTTCACCCCTTCCATCGTCGTGATCCTGCACAGCAGGACAACGGCGGACACCCGACCCTCAAGCCACGCATCGGTCATGGCCAGGATCGCCTCGTTCATCAACGCGAAGGGCGGGTTTGTGCAGATGGCAACCCCGCACGCCTCTCGGATGGCCGCGAGCCCGTCACCGAGCACGGCCCGCCCATCGAGCACAGCGGGCGCCCCCTCGTCAAGGTCGACCCCGCGCGCAGACGTGGCCCCGACGGTCAGCGCGGCCCGGAGCCACACCCCGCCGCCGGCGAAGGGGTCGAGCACGTCGCGCCCTTCGATGGCGTGGCGCCACTCCTGGCACACGCCCAGCGCCACCGGCCAAGGCGTGTAGTATCTGTCCATGGGGTCACGGGCGCTCTTTCGGCCGGACCCTGCCGGCACGGTGCTCTTAGCTGCCATGGGCCACCCCCAGCGCCGCGAGCTGCGCCCGCAGCTCAACCACCCGCCGCTGCTCAGCCAGGAGCCACGCGCGCAGCGGCTTTGCCCTCTCCTCGGTGAGCTGCTTCTGCAGCTCGGCCACCTTGCCAAGCAGCACGGGCAACCCCTCCGAGGCCCGGGCCGCATCCCCGATCGCCTGGTCTCGCTCAACCAGCGCCCGGCCGAGCGACGCCGCAAGCTGCCCCGCCCGCGCCTTCTCCTCAGCCGCAGCCCCCTTCAAGGCTTCGGCCTCGGCCAGGGCCGCCTGCAGCCGCTCAACCGTCGCCCGCTCCCGCTCAAGCAAAACGCCCCGCTCCTCGATCGCCCGAGCCCCTTCCGCCAGACAGGCCCCGCAGATCGGCAGCGGGCACATCGGCCCCGTCACCAGCACCGGCTCGACCCCCGGCCGGTCTGTCTCGGCGCGCATCCCGCACACCGACCCGTCCGCGGCCGGCCCGACAAGGCACACCGCGATCCCCTCGCCTTCCGGCCACCCATGCGCCCACCACGCGATCAGCGTGGCCGCCCTCTTTGTCGTCATGTCACCTCCCAGGCCGCCATAGCGGCCCGCCCTCTGTGTTTAGTCGTCACCGGCCACCCCGCCCGAAGTCGAGCACGGTCCCGCGCCCCACCGGCAGCCCGTCCCGCGTGGTCAGCGTCCAGCCCCCGCGCGAGCCGGCCGCGAGCTTGACCGGCCCGTTCGGCGTTGACCAGGTCTGCCCCGCCCTCTTACGCAGCGCCGCCGCCATCGCATGAGGCCCGGCGCCGTCGCCGAGCCCCACGTCCAAGGTCTGCTCCTTCACCACCGACAGGATCGCCTCTGGCGTCCTGCGCTCGCCGCCGTCCTCGGCCCACTGGAGGATCAGCGAGCGCCACCCGACCTCTTGAGGACTGACCTCGTCTACCGGCCGCAGCCACCCGCGCGACAGCCCCATGAGCCGCAGCGCCGGCCGGACGATGCGCCCGATCTGCGCGTAGGTGGCATTGTGCAGCTCGTCTTCGCGCGCGTCCCCGTCGCCCGCGGCGAGGCCGGCCTCAATGATCCGAAAGCAGGCCGACTGAATCCGCCCGACGTTCGCCCGGGTCCATTCGAGCAGGTCGCGATCGAACCGGCGAAGGTCAGGCCGCTCCATCCCGCTGTCGAGCAGGCAGACCGCCATCCGGCGAGACGAATCGCGGCCCATGTCTGCCCCGTTGCCCGTAAGGACGATCAGCAGATCGTCAGTTGACGCCGTCGCCGAAACGTGGGTGTGCATGGTCCTGTACTTGATCTTGCCGCTCGTCATCAGCAACGCGAGCGTTTGATGGTCGACCCGAACCTGCACGTTGTCTACGAAGACGGGCTGCCCTCCGTTGATGGCGCTGATCAGCTCCTTCTTCAGCTCATCAGGGCTGCCCTCCCAGGCCATCGGCGCGACTGGCGCGCCGCACAGCGCGGTCAGCAGGGCTTGAGCGAGGTACGTTTTACCTTCGCCTTGCCGCGCCGCCCCGATGAACAGTCCGGGCAGCGGCGCGTTCACCAACCGCGCCGTAAAGCCGGCAAAGAGCCACCCGAAGACAGCGGCCTCATCCTGTCCGCCCTCGCCATCCTCGGCCCCGTGCGGCGGTCCGTGCTTCCACGACACCTCTCCGAGCCAGTCGGACCGCAGGAAGCCGACCGCCTCGGCCACGCTCATCGGCTCCCGCCGCGAGACTGGCCCCTGAAGCCAAAGCTGCCCCGCCGCGTGGTAGCCCGGCCGGTCCAGCAGCGTCGGCCGCCCGTCTGCCCCGCGGACGTAGCGCGGCGCCCCAACGATGCGGGTGAGCACAGGCAGCCCTGGCACCGGCTCGGCCCGCATCAGCCCCGCCAACCGGACGGGAACGGCGACGGCCTCGTAAAAGTTGCCCCCCTTCGAGATCTCGTTCCCCTTGGGCTGGCGCACGGTGACCCAGTCGGCCACCTTGCCGAGAATCCCCGTCAGGGCCTCGTTAGTAAGGGCCTCGATCCGCGCCGCCCCGTCGTCACCGTCGACGATGCGCACAAGCTCACCGTCGCGCCGGTACACGCCGGCCCCAGCGGCAGCCAGGGCAGCCCAGGCGGCGCGGATCAGCTCCCGGTCCTGCACCTTGTTCACCTGAATCATAGGGAGCCCCGCCGGCTCCTCCCAGCGCAGCCCCGGCGCCGGCCGGTCCTCCTCCTGGCCCACATCGGGCACGGGCGGCGCCTCCTGCGCCTCCTCCGGCTCCGCGTAGGGCAGCGACGGCACCACCGACAGATCGGGCACCGGCGCCAGGATCGACCCATCGCCGCCCCCGTAGCGACGGGCCTGGTCTTCGCGCGCCAGGTCAAGGGGTGCAGGCCGGTCGGGCACGGTCAGCGGCGACAGGGCCCCGTGCGCGAGCGCCCCGTCGATGGCCCGCTCGATCTCGGCGCGCTTGCCTTGATCCCCGCCGTATGCGTAGAGGCCCGCCTCAACCAGAGCCGCCCTCCCGTGCGCCGCATCGAGGGCCCACAGGAGCCCCCCGATCGTCTCCGCCGCCTTCAGGATCGCCCCGTGCCGCGCCCCGGCTGGCGACCGGACGATCTCCTGACAGCCGCGAACAAGGGCAGCCCTGGCCCAAGCTACCTCGTGATCCCGAGCTCGCCCGGAGCCGCCCGCCTCGCCAACGCCCTGCCACGGCCCGGCCGGCACCGGCGCCGCCTTGGGGCGCACAAGCTCGATCAGCCACGCCGGCGCCTCTGCGACCTCCGCCGAGCCCTCCCAGGCGTAGGTCCCGCCCGAGTAGTGCCCCGACGGCGGAGCGACGACGTAGCCGCCCGTCCCCCGCACATCGAGGCCCGTCCGCTGCCCATCCCAGCGCAGCCGCCCCCGGTTTGTGATGTCGAGCCCGTCGCTCGGCATCCGCCACCACAGGTGAAGCCCGCCGCTCCCCGTCCGCGCCCGCAGCGTGGTGGGCAGCACGCCGTGCACCTCCTGCATCCGAGCCAGCGCCGCCGGGCCCGCGATTCCCTCGCTACCCCCTGGCCGCTCTGGCCCAGGAGCAGCAAGGTCAACGTCAAGCACCCACACCCCCGACGGCCGCCCCGTCGCCACGCCCACCCAGGAGCCCGGCCGCGTCGCCCACAGCGCCCGCACGCCCGCCTCCTGCGACGTGGCAGCCTCTCGCCAGCCGTCGATCGCAGGGTGCTTCCCGCGGCTCTTTCCGTCACAGGCCGCCCCAGCCGGGCAGCCACAGGACCCCGCCACCATCGGCCACAGGGGCAGCACAGCCCACCCGCGCCGAGCCAGGCCAAGCGCGGCCTCGAGGTAGTTACTCATCCTTGCACCCCCAGCATCTGCCCGACATCTCTCACCGCCTGTCCCGCGCCCCCAATGGCGCGGTCAATCTCCGCCCGAGCGACCCCGAGCTGCATCAGTCGCCGCCCCCACTCCGCCGTCGCCGCCGTATCGGTCCCGGCGCGCAGGTAGCCCGCCCAGGCCACCCGCAGATCCCGCAGCAGCGCCTCAACGCCCGCCACCGTCAGCGAGGCCGCCGGCACCAAGCCGAGCCGGGCCGACACGGCCGCCAGCTCTGCCCGCCTGCCCGCCTGGACCGCGCCCTTCGCCGCGATCGCGTGGTGCTTGTTGTTCGCCTTCATCGCCTCCGCCCTGGCCGCGCGAGCCATCAGCCCCCGCAGCAGCATCGACGCTACGCCCTGCGCCGCCGGCACCTCGGCCCCGAGCTTCCTCAGCGCCGCCGCGGTCGCAACCGAGGTCGGCTCAGTCGCCCAATCACCCGCCGCGCGCGGCGTCGCCCCAGCCCGCCCGAGCACGCCCTCTCCCGCCCGCATGGCCTCGATCCGCCGCGCGTACTCATCGACCCGCGCCGCCCGGACCTGATCCCCGGTCCGCTCGATCCGCCAGAGCACCCAGGAGCCGCCCGACAGCGGCGCGCAGAGCGCCGTGACATCATGCCCGCCGGTCAGTCGCCCGCCGGTCGACCAGCACGCCGCGTCTCCCATCCCCTCGCAGAACCATGGCCAGATCGAAGCCCCGCCCGCGCCGAACAGCAGGGTCACCTGCGCGTCTCCGCGCCGCTCGATCCGCACCGCCGCGAGCCCGTCGTCTTCCGCCGACACCAGCGCAAGCTCAGTCGCCTTGTGCGACGTGCGCATCCCAGCCCGAGGCCCAGCCCCGTCACCGCGCGGCCAGCGGATCGGCCACCGCCCGCGCTCAGGGTCGCCATCGACGACGCCCGCGGCCCACTCAGGCTCGGCCCGCAGCCGTACCCGCGCGCCCACTTCGAGCACGAGAGGCTTAGCCGCCTTGGAGTCGGCCGCCGTGCCTTCGCTCTCGGCCAACTCGGCCTCTTTGTCGAGCCCCCAGTCGCCCATCGCCCCGCCGGTCATGTCGATGCACACGCAGTCGACCTTGTCGGGCGCAGACCGCAGCCCGCGCCCCAGCGCCTGCCGCTTGTCGATCGGCGACTTCATGGCGCGGCACACCAGCAGGCAGGACGTAGCCGGCGCGTCGAAGCCCTCAAGCACCAGGGCCACGCTGCACAGCACCCGGATCTTGCCGGCCCGGTATTCCGCCAGCTTGCGGGCGATCTCAGGCTTGGGGTCCGACCCGGCGACGGCTTCGGCCTCGACACCCGCAGCCCGAAAAGCAGCAGCCAACAACCCAGCGTGACTAATGTTTGTACAGAACGCGATCGTCTGCCGGCCCACAGCCCGCGCGAGCCACTCCTGCACCGCCGCGCTGATCCGCGCCGGGCTGCGCTGGTCTTTGTTGTCCGCCTCTGAGAGGCCGCCCACGCCGGTAAGTTTCGGCGTCACGAAGACGGGCTGCGCAAGTACGCCGTCGGCGATGGCGGCCTGCATCGAGTATTCATAGGCGACACAGTCAAACACCCGCCCAAGCCCGGCGTCATCGTGCCGAAACGCCGTAGCGGTCAGCCCCAAGATCGGCATCGCCCGACCGCTGATCTTGGCTTTGCTGCGAAGGTCGGCCAGGACCGCCCCGTAGCTGTCCGCCGTCGCGTGGTGGGCCTCGTCAACCATCAGGATGCAGGCCCCCGCCGCAAGGTGCGCCAACCTCTCCGAAGACATCGACGCCACCGAGCACACCAGGGCCGGCGCCGTGGCGTCACAGCGCGTGCCCATGATGATCCCGACCTCGATACCGTGCATCGCGCCGACAACCTCGGCCCGCGCGTGCAGGTCGCGCACCAGCTCCTGCCGATGCACGATCACCACCGCCGGCCGCGGCTCGAGGCCCTTCTGTCGCGCCCGCCAGTGCTCCAAGACCGCGGCGCGAACGAGGAGGGCGGCGATAAAGTCGCCTTTACCCGCGCCGGTGCAGACGTTGATCACCGGCGACTGACCAGCCACCCAGGCCGGCCGCGCGGCGAGGAGGGCCTCAAGTTGCCAGCGCCGCGGCGTGAAGCCCGGCCGCAGGGGCAGCTCTGGCAGTTCGCGGGGCAGCGTCACGGTTCCCACCTCAGCCTCCCCAGGCCTTGAAGGCCTCGTCGCCGGCCTTGCCCAGCGAGGCGAGCCAGGAGAAGGCGAGCGGCGTTGCGGTGGCCCACCCGCGAGCCCCAGCCCACCGCCCACGCGCCGTCACGGTCGCGAGCATCGCCTTGGTAGGCCTCTCGGTGCGCACCGCCTGCACGAAGGGCTGCACCTCGCTGCCGGGGCCCACAACCCGCGCCTCCTCGCCGAAGATGTCGAGCCACCACCGCCGCGACGAAGCCCCAGGCCCCCGAAGCCCCGCCGCCCACAGCGCCAGGAGCGACGCATCGGCCGCCCCATCGTGCGCCACCCGCCCCCGCGGCGGGATCAGGTGGGGCTCGGCTCCTGGCACGCTGTCGAGCAGCCGGGCGACGTGCACCGCCTTCACGTCGTCGTCGCCGTCCGCCAAGCACGACAGATCGGCCAGCCATTCCTGCGGCCGCGGCGTGCTCAGCGTGGCCTCTGGGCACAGGGTCAGGAGCGCCCCCATCGCCGCCCCGGCGGACACCGCGAGCTTGTCTCCGCCGGACTGCCGAGCCCGCAGCCCTGGCCACTCTACTGCGACGGCCCGCACCGCGAGATCGTTCATGCCGACCGCCGCCCGCACCATCTCGGCCGCCACCTCGGCCGGCGTGACGCTCTTCGCCGCCCGCATGAACCCCACGCGCAGCAGCCTCAGCCCGGTCGCGCCGCTGTCGGTCCTGTACCGCTCCACTGCGGCGACGGCCCCGTCCGCGCCAGGATCGACCCCGACGTACAGCCCGAGCATCCGCTCTTCGAGCGCGGGCCGCATCACCAGCCCCCAAACATGCGGCGCTGCCTGGACTTCTCGATCTCCTCATCGGTGGCCTTGCGCCGCCCGACCTCTTCGCCGGTCTCCCGCAGGAAGACCACCACCTCGCCGCCGATCACCCGCTCATCGACCTCCGCGAGCCGCCGCTCGAACCCCTGCGCCACGTCCTTGCGCCGAGCGGCAAGGTCGGCCTCGGCGTCGGCCATGGCGTCCTTCTCGTCTTTGTGGCGCGCCACCATCTCCTTCTTCCTGTCGGCCAGCTCGTCTTCCTGCAACAGGAAGAGGTGACGCGCCCGGATGGCCACGTCCGGCGCCATCGGCAGCCGCAGCATCTTCTCGCCGCGGAAGATCAGCCCCTCGTCTCGCTCTTCATCGCGCGCCACCTTGGCGCGGTCGGCCAGGTCGCGCCGGATCACCGTGGCCCGCTCTTCGATGGCTGCCCGGACCTCGCCGGGCTGGCACAGCCGCGCCGCCTCATCAAGGAGCCCGACCTCATCCTCGCCGTAGATCGCCAGCTCATCGAGCCGGCCCCGCACATCGAGCCGCGCCAACCGCGCAGGCAGCGCGATCGCCGACACATGCGGCCGCACCATCACCTCAGCGGGCGGCAACGTCTCGCCGCCCTCATCGCTCTTCTTGCCTCGCCGCGCGGGGCTGCGTTCCGTTCCGGCCATTTGGCACCTCCTGCCCGAAGGCTACCCCGCGGCGCTACCCCCGCGCTACCCCTTTTCTACCCTATTTTTTCCCTTGCCTTTCCCTCCCTGCCCGTTAGCCATGGTGCAGGAGGCAAGAATGCCCGACGCCGATCAGGTAGCGCGAGAGCGCGCCATCACCGCCCTTCTCGGCCCGATCGCCCGCTGCGATCTGGCCATCCCCATCGACAGCCACGTTCGCCACGACTGGATCGGCGCGCTGTCTCACCTGCGCTCGGCTCACCGCGCCCAGGCCCTCTTCGCCTCCTCGCTGGACGGCTACTTGGAGGGCTACGCCATGCCCGCCAAGACCGAGCGCGCCATCGAGCGCGGCCGGTGCGCCGTGTGCCTCGTCAGGGTGGCCGCCCTGCACCTCGCCGACGTGGCCCCCGTCGCGGCCGCTCTCGCCGACGTGTGGGGCAAGTCCGACCCCGCGACGGCCAGCCTCCTCGCCATCTCGGCCAGGGCCGCCATCGGCCAGCCGGTGACCGAGTGACCGCCAAGGTTTACCAGGGGCTGCGCTTCGAGGAGTACGGCGCAATCCGCGCCGTCAACGCGAGTCTTCTCAAGCGCGTTGCGGGCGGCTCCCCGCTGCACGGTCTGCACTACCTGCGAGAAGGGGGCGGGCCGGACACGCACAGCCGGATGGAGCTCCGCGCGACTCACACACTGGCCCTGGAAGGCAAGGCCGCTTTCCGTCGGGGCTATGCGGTCTGGGAGGGTTCGCGAAGGGGGCAGCTCTGGACCGACTTCGAGACCCAGCAGCTCGCCGCGGGCCGCACCGTGCTCACCAGCGCCGAGCGGGCGCGAGTGCAGGCCAGGGCCGCCGCTCTCCTCGCCCACCCGGTAGCCGGGCCGCTCCTGGCCCACGCCGACGCGCTTCCCGAGATCACCGTCACCTGGACCGACGAAGTCACAGGCCTGCCCTGCAAGGCCCGTCTGGACCTCTGGGTAGACGCCGAGGAGGCCATCGACGTGATCGACCTCAAGACGTGGCCCAGCACAGATCCTCGGATCGTCCTGCGCCAGATCGTGTCACAGCAGGTGCACCTACAGCTCGCCCACTACCGCGCCGCCGTGCGCGCCGTGGTTGGCGATGACGTGCCGATCCGCTGCGCCGTCATGGTCGCAGAGGACGCCGCGCCGCATGACGTAGGGGTCTACGTTCTCGACGAGGCCCTCCTGCTCCTGGGCGACGAAGCCCGGCGCGCGGCGCTGATCACCTGGGCGGACGCGGTCAAGCGCGGAGAGTACCCGGGCCGCGCGCCCAAACTGTGCACAATCGAAGCACCCGGATGGATGGTAGACGCCGCCGAAGACGCGGTGGAGGTGACGTAATGGCTGACATTTCCAACACCCTCGCAGCAAAGTCAAACCAACTCAACGCGGTGGACCTGCCCCGCCCGCGCGTCTTTCGCGTGCTGGCCGTCAAGGTCGGCGGCACCACCGAGCAGCCCATCGACGTGCAGATCGACGGCTGGCCGCACCCCTGGAAGCCCTGCAAGTCGATGCGGCGGGTCCTGGCCGCCGCGTGGGGGACCGAGTCTGACCAATGGCTCGGAAAGGCCGTAGAGCTCTACTGCGACCCTGACGTGCTCTGGGCCGGGGAGCGCGCCGGCGGCATCCGAATCTCCGCCCTGTCGGACATTTCCGCCGGCGGGCTCGAGGTTGTGCTCCGCGCAAGCTCGAAGAAGTCGGCCCCCGTCCGCTTCAAGCGCCTGGACACCACAGACCCCCTCCTGGCCGTCGCCGCCGAGCGCGGCGAAGACCTCGCCGCCACCGAGGCCGCCATCGCCGCAGCGCGCGGCGGCCGCCCATGCCCGACCGACCACGCCGGCCGCGAGAAGGCCGCGGCCTGGGCTCGAACCGAGAAGGGCCGCGCCGCCCTCGCCGCAGTGACCACCGGCGCCGACGCTCAGCAGCACGGCGACTGACCTCCCCCACCGCGGGCAGACCTGGCCCACCTGCCCGCGGCTTCCGCGACTTCTCCCGGGCCGCTCTCCCCCTCAACATGGATGCCCTCATGCGAATTGCCGTGATCTTCTGCCTCGCCTCCGACCTGCCCGCCGTGCTCGCCGCCGGCCTGGGCCAGGCCCCGCCCTCCCCGATCCCGCCGCAGCCCGAGCCGGTGAAGCTCCCCGAGCCCGCCGTGGCTGCCGCGCAGCCTCAGCCCGAGCCCCCCAAGGCCGATGAGCAGCCGCCCGCGCCGGCCAACGCTGCCCCGGTGGCCACCGAGGAGCCGCCCAAGCGCCGCACCCGGGGCGGCTCGGAGCGGCCCACCGTGCCCGAGATCAAGGCGCCCGCCGACGCCCTCATCCCGCCGCCCAAGCCGCTCGGCGACCCCCCGCCGCGCCAAGACCCCTACGGCGCCGCCACCGAAGAGAAGCCCACCGAGCGGCCCTTCCGCCAGCGGTCGGGCCCCGCCGCGCGTCTGGGCTCAAACGAACCGCCGAGCATCAGCTTCGAGGACGAGATCCCTGCGAACCCCTGATCCGCTATTTTTCGGCCGGCCTGTTGACGCTCAGCGGGCCGGCCGATAATAGCTAATCACCAGGGCGGCACACCAACCACCGCCGCCCTGGGGGAGCCCCGCCATGTCGCCCGCCAAGATCGCCGCCACCGAAGCCGCCCTCGACAAAGCCGGCCTTGAGATCGTCACCACCCGCAACGGCGCCGCCATCAGCGCGCAAACCTCCTGCCGCCACCTGCCCACCGTTGAGCGGCACCCGCTGAACGGAACCGCCTACAGCAGCGCGAACGAGGCCCGGAAGGCCGCCGCCGCTTTCTTTGCCCGCGCCTAATCGCGCCCACCCCTCTCCCAGGGGGTGACAGACACCGTCCCCGCCGCCCGACGCTTCGGCTCTGTGCGCCGATCCGCGGGGGCCGTGTCTTCCACCACCAGGAGCCCCAGATGTCCCTTATCCCACCCGACCCCTCCCAGCCCGAGCCCTCCCCGGCCGTCGTGCGCCTGCGCGACGCTTTGATCGGCGCCGTCGCCTGCGGCGCGCTCGTCGCCGTGTTTCTCGTGACCTACGCCGAGGCGAGCCTCGCCCTGGCCGATCAGCAGCTTTTCAAGGCGCAGGAGCTTGAGGTCCGCGCAAACGCGCTGATGGCCGACGCGCAGGCTATGCGCTCGCTTTGCGGGGGTGACGAATGAAAACGATCGAGCTTGCGGGTATCGGCCCGCACGTCGGCACCACCCACCTGCCCCTCCCCAACGCCACCGAGGGCCGCGGCGCCCTGGTCATCGCCGGGCCGTCGCAGTCCGGCAAGAGCACCGTCGCCGCGGCGCTCTGCTACCTGCTCACTGGCGCAGCGCCTGACGGGTCGACCATTGACCCGGCGGTGCTCAGCGCCGATGCAGGCTCGGTGCGGGTCAGCGCCGACGACGGCCGGGTCTTCGAGCTGCGGATCAGCCGCAGCGGGCGGAAGGCCTGGAAGTGCGGCGAGGAGACAGTGAGCGCCGCCAAGGATCGGCACCGCGTGCTGGGCGTCCTGGGCCTGGATGCGGTCGCCTCCCTTGTCGCGGGCATCGTCTGCCCGCTGGCGCTGCTCAAACAGGCGGAGGACGGGCAGGGGCGGGGCTTGCGGGCCACACTCACCGCGGCGCTGCCCGAGCGCAGCTTGGCAGGCGCGTTCGCAGAGCTCCTCGGCACCTCCGCCCCGGCGCTGCCCGGGGATGCCACGGACACCCGGGGGGCCGTCCAGGCGACCACGCGGGCCACCGCCGCGCGGGATCGGGCGCTGGGCGCCCTGGAAGGGGCGCAGGCCGCTCAGCAGCGCCACGAGGAGGCGGGGGCGCCGGTGGCACCCGATGGGGCAGCCACGGCTGCCGCTCGGGCCGTTGTCGACGCCGGAGAGGCCTGGGCAGCCTACCGGCGGGCGGGCGGAGCTGGCGAGCGCCGGGCAGCCCAGTTGGCAGCCCTGGCCGACTGGGAGAAGCGCCACGCGGCGATCCCCCCGGCGGTGGCCTACGACGGCGCGCCCGCGCCGGTGCGGATCGACCTGAGGCCCTTCGAACGCAAGCTCGAGGCGGCCCGGGATGCGCTCGCCGCCATCCCCGACTCGGCCGGCGGCGCTCTGTCCGGCATCTGGGAGAAGCGCAACGCGGCGGCGATCCGCTGGGCGTCGATGTCGACCGCGAGCTGCGAAGCCTGTATGCAGGTAGTCTCGAAAGAGCAGGCGGAGCGCATCAAGAAGAGCGCCGCGGTGCAGCTTGACGAAGAGCGGCGCCTGGCCAACGAAGGACTGGCGAAGAAGCGCGCCACGGCTCAGGCCGCTGTCGCCGAGGCCGAGAAGGCCTTGGCTTGGCAGGCCGAGAAGCGCGAAGCCGAAGAGGCCGGCATCCTGGCCTACGAGGCCGAGCGCGCCCAGGCGAAGGAGCGCACCGCCGCGCTCGCCGCGTTGGGCCCCAAGCCCACGGTGGACCCGGAGCCGATCGGGTCGCCGGCCAGTCCTGCCGCGGTTGAGCCCACCGCCGAGGAGGTCGCCCAGGCCCGCGCCCTGCTCAGCCGCGCCGCCCAGGCCGCCGCCGATCTTCGGGCCTACGAGGCGCGCACCGTGACGCTCTCGGAGGACCTCGACCGCGCCGCCGACGCCCTCAAAGCCCGGGAGGCAGACCTGGCCCGAGCCCGCGCCGTGGAGCTGGCCCACAAGGGGGCGCCGGCCCGAGTCCTCGAGCAGCAGCTCGTCGACTGGCGCCCCGCCGCTCGGATGCTCGCCGGCCAGGGTATTGAGATCAGACTGCGCCCCGCCGGCGAGATCGACGGCCTCGACCTGATGATCGACGGCCTCCCCAGCTACCTCGCCAGCACCGGCCGGCGCGTGCACGCCGCCGCTCTCCTCGCCTTCGCGTTGCGCACCCTCGCAGCGCGGCGCTACCCGGCGACGGGCGGGATCGGGGGCTTCGCGGACCTGCCGATCTGTGTGGACGATGCGCAGGCGTGGAGCGGCGGCTGCTACCCGAGCCGCGGCCCGCTGCTCTGGCTCCTCACCGAGCCGAGCGCAGAGGCGGGCCCAACCGCGCTCACCGTGCGGTGGGAGCGGCTGTAACTATTTTCCGGCCGGTGTGTTGACGGTCAACGCGCCGGCCGATAATAGAAAAGCACCGGGGCGATGGACCAGCCCCGGAAGGAGCCCGCCGCCATGACCATTTCTACCGCCCTCAAGATCGCCCGCACCCAGATCGTCTGCACCGGGATCGCCATGCTGGACCGCGCCGGAGACCCGATGCCGCGCGAATGGGCCTACGATCCCGGCAACAAGCGCGCCCAGCTTGCCAGCGCCCGCGCCGGCCGCGCCGAAGCCATTCTGGAGGGCCTCGCGCCCACCCAGCGCTTCAACCGCAACGGCACCCGCGCCTGACCACCCAAGGAGGCGCAGTCAAGCGCGGCCAGACCGGCGCTCCCCAGGCGCCGGCCCGAGCGGGCCGCCAGAGACACCGCTCGGCCGCGGGTTCGAATCCCGCCGTCTCCGCCTTTTTCAGTCAGCCGCCCGCCTCTCGCCCTGCACACCGGCGAGGGGCGGGCCTTCACCCAGGAGCTACCCACCATGTCGAGTCCCGGGCGCAAGCCCTACGAGCGCGCCGCCGAAGCCCTGCGGCGGCTCACCCTCGCCGCCGATTGGGGCGCCTTCTCAGGGCAGGCCGCGAGCAACCTGCTCATCGAGGCCGGCTTCGAGGTCGGCCGCACCTCGGCCCAGACCATGCTCGCCGAGGTCGCCCGCACCCGGCCACCGATGCCGATGCGCGGCACCCGGGCCGATGCGGTCGCGGCGGCCATCGTCAGGTGCGGCGAGGTGCCGGATTACGCCCCGCCGCTGTCTCTGCGGGCCCTTCTGGCGGCCCTGGCTGAGCAGGGCCACGGCGAGGGGCTGGAGGTGTCGGTGCGGTGGCACCTGGGCCTCTAGTCGCCCGGGTAGTAGTCCCAGCCGCCCGGGCCCCGTGATCCGGGGTCGGCGTCTTCCCAGGCCGAGGAGGTAGCCAGCGCTGCCCCTCGGCTTTTGCCGCCATAGGCCGCCACCGTGACGTGCAGAGCCCCGTCGACGGTCACGGCGCGCACCCTCACCGGCCCGCACACGTCATGCGCCGCCAGGTCGCGGAGCCGGTCGGAGGCCTCGGCCCAGGGCACGGCGAGGAGCAGCTCGCCACAGCCCGGGCGGATGAGCGGACGGGCAGATCTGGCCAGCGCATCGACCTGCTCACCGAGCCCAACCAGATCGAGCCCGAGCGGCGCGTCCTCGCTGAGCCCGATCACGGGTGGCCCCGAACCCACCCGGCGAGGCGATCGAGCCCGAGCCAGCCCGCGAGCCCGGTGGCGAGCGCGACCAGGGAGCGCAGCAGCCGCCGATCAGCCTCCAGGGCGCTCACCCGAGCCGTGAGGGCCTTGTGCTCGCTCTCCACGGTGGCCAGGGCCGCCGTCAAGGCCTCCAAGCGAGCGCAGATCTGCACCCCGGCCGCCTGCACCTCGGAGAGCCGCGCGTCAGTGCGGGCGCCCCGCTCCTGGCCCTCTGCCTGCCCCGCGCGCACGTCGGCGCGGGTGGCCGCGATCGAGGCCAGGACCTCACGCAGCAGCAGCTCCTCGTGAAGCTCGCTCACGAGGCGAGCCAGCCGATCAGACTGATCAGGTCGGGCGCCACTGTCGCCAGCATGAAGGCGCCGACGATGACGACATCAAGCCAGACGGCGCGATCGTTCCTCATTGTGACAGCCAGCCGATCAGATCGGGCAGCAGCACGGCCGCCCCGATGAGCGCCGCGGCGAGGAGGCCCAGGGCTCCCTCGCCGACCAGGTCGGGCGGGCGACCGGGGCTCACCACCACCCCATGACGAGACCCACCGCGGGGAGCGCCGCGGCGAGCCCAGCGCCGCCCACCACCCAGAGAGCGATGCCCGCGACGCGCGCGGGGTCGGGCTCAGAGTAGCGGACGTAGGCCACTACTGCGGGCCCCAGATGCCGGAGGCGATGTCGACGACTTCGAAGGTGTCGCCGATGGCGGCGAGGGTCTTCTGGGCGTCGGTGCTGAAGTCGTACCCGAGCTTCTCGCCGGTCGCCGGGGCGACCTTGCAGGTGTTCGACCCGGCCTTGAAGCGCAGCAGGACGCGCTTCATGCTGCCGGTCGCGGCGGGCAGGGTGATGGTCACGGCCGCGCTGGTCGTGTCGATGTCGCTCTCGCCGTAGTTGGCGAGGGTGCCGGTGCTGGTCAGCGCCGAAGCGTTGACCTTGGCGAGGCCGGCGGCCTGCATCGTGCTGGTCGTGCTGGCGCTGGCGATCGTGCCGAGCGTGGTGCTGCTGAGGTACATGCTGATGACCCTCCAGGGGGAGCCGCTGTCTGCGGCGAGGACCAGCGACTCCATCGAGGCGAGGGAGCGGCTGGAAGCGGTATCCGTCGGGCCGGTCGCGGTGGGCGACTCGATCCCGGCGGTCGAAGTGATGGTGCAGCCGGAGCCGGTCGCTTTGACCGTGATCAGGCCGTAGGTTTCGGGCAGAGCCAACGCCACGCCCGGAGCCAGGAGCACCACCTCGCCGTCCAGCCATTCCGTCGGCGCGGTGCGGCTGGCGGAGACCGTGATCGGCCGGCGGCGCGTGGTGCTTGGGCTGGAGACGCTCACCGGGCAACCCAGCCGCCTACAAGCAGCAGCACGGCGTCGATCCGGGCGGTGCCGGCGTCGACGCCAGGGTGCAGGTAGAGCGGGCCGTCGGGGTGGACGGCAAAGGGGATCGGGGTCGCGTGGGCCTCGGAGGTCTGGGCGCCGTCTGCGATCGGGTCGAAGCTGGCGACGGTGGTAGCCAGACCCGGGGAGGCGTTGACGGTGGCCAGCACGGGGGCGGCCTCGGTGGCGCCGCCTGCGCCGGCGCTCACCTTCAGGGCCGTGAGCACAAGGCGGCCGGCGGGGTCCGGGCGGGCGCCGGTGTCGTCGTCGACCAGCTCGATCACGTCGGAGGGGCCTACGCCGGTCGCGGCCACCACGATCCGCCAGTGCGGCGGGGAGGAGGGGGGCAGGCGGGTCGCAGTGACAGAGGCGGACATGGCCATGGGCAGGCTCCTCGGAGGGGTGCTATCCCGGGGCGTCGTCGATGGCGAGGGTGAAGCGCCACGCGCCGTCAACCCAGGCGCGAGCAACCACCTGCCCCACCACGTCACGGCCGAGGGACTCGGAGGACAGGGCTGCCCAGTCGCCGAGGGCTACGCGGTGGTAGGCCGCGGCGGCCTCAAGGGTCACGACTTCGCGCTCAAGGGGGCGGGCCTGGACGGCGAGGAGGGCGACCTGCCATGCGCTGGCCTGGTCCCAGATGGCGGGGGCGTCGATGGTGATGGCCTCGCCGTCGGGGTCGATGTCCAGACCGAGGGCGGGGGTGTCGGCGTCGATGCGGACGGCGCGGGTGCGGGTGTCGGCGGCGTGGGAGGGGCCCCAGCGGACCTCGACAGAGGCGGGGGCGCGGAGGGTCTCCACGTCCACGGGGCCGACGCGCTGCACGTCGATGCCGTCGACCAGGGCCCAGGGGCAGGCGGCGGGGACGGGCTGGGCGTGGGGGATGACGTAGAGACCAGCGGCGGATCTGGCCAGCGTGCAGGGGTAGAGGGTGAGGAGGTCCTGCACCACCTCAAGGGGGCTGGCGTCGGCGTCTTGGATGACCAGCCCCACCTCGATCTCATCGAGGGCGGCGACGGCGGCGGCCATGCGCTGGCGGTCGACTGGGAGCGAGGAGCGGCCGAGGAGGGCAAGGGCGACGGAACCCAAGCCCGGCCGGGCAGAGGACACCGCCAGCGAGCCCGGGCCCGTCGCCGAGGAGGAGGCCCACCACCACTGAGTACCGATCGCGCGGTCAAGGTGCGGCGTGGCGCCGGTGGCGATGCCGGTGGCGTCGACGGTGGGCCAGACGCGGCCGTCGGCGTCGGCGACGTGCTCCACAGCCTCAAGGCGCCACTCGCCGCTCCCATCGGTGATCCACACCTGCCCCTCTGCCAGCCGCTCGCAGGCCAGGACCAGCCGGGTAGCGACGGGGCCGAGGGCCCACTCCACGGGGTAGGCGGGGGCTGCGGCGACGGGGGCGCCGGCGATGAGCCCGGGGCGGCCGGCGATGAGGGCGGGCGCTTTGCCGGCGACGGAGGAGAGCGTCGGCGCCGACGATGGGGTGGCGAGGAGGGGCCAGGCGTCGGCGGAGAGCTCGGAGCCGGCGGGGAGGAGGCGGGCGGTGTCGGTGAGGCGGCCGGCGCGGATCTGGGCTCGGAGGGCGCCGGGCGGGGCGTCGGGGTCGCCGTACTCCACGGATTCGAGGCGACCGGCGACGAGCTCGATCGGGTCGCCTGGGATGCCATCGTCCACGATCACGAGGTAGAGCGCGGCGGTCGCGGTGCGCCAGCGGTGGCCGGCGGCACGGAGAGCAGCCCAGTCGGCGGCGGCGAAGTCGGCCTCGAATGATGCGCCGAGGTCGGGGCCGTCCAGGGAGAGGCGGGCGAGGCGCTCGGAGTAGCGCACGTCTGCACCACCATCGGCGGACACGTCGACGGCGTCGACGGTGGCATCCATCGGGATCGTCGACGCCCACCACTGGCGGCCGGCCCAGTCGACGCGGATCAGCCACTCGGCGGAGACGGTCATGTGTCCTCGGAGACGGTGAGGGCGGCGAGGCGCTGCACCTGGGAGCGGGCGTAGTCGCCGACGACGCCCTCCAGCCGGTGCGGGCTGGTCAGGGTGCCCACCACGAGGTCGGCGCGGGCGGTGACGGTCTGCGGGGTCGTGTCGGCGACGGCGGAGATCAGCGCCACGGGCTGGCCGTCGTGCTCACGGGTCAGCGAGCGCAGGCGCCGGAGCCACGCGGCGCGGGCGCTCACCGGGTCGGAGCCCCAGAGGAGCCACGCGGGGGCGTCGCCGTCCAGGGCGCCGGACTCGTCTATGCCGTCGGTCCAGGCGAGGCTGATTTCACGGGCGGGCGGCGCGGAGCCGTAGACGACGGCGCTCCCATCGTCGCGGACACGGCGACGGCGGCCGGGGCTCAGCTCATCCTGGGTGGCCCAGTCGGGCAGGGCAGCGGCGGGCCACGCGGGACCGAGGAGCAGGGAGCCGATCTGAAGGTAGCCGTCTACGGTGGCCTGGGCGTCGATGACCAGCCGCCAGCCGCCAGCCGCGGCGGGGGCAGCGAAGAGGAACGCGGCGTCGGCGCGCCAGATGGCGGCGGTGCCGCTGGATGGGTCGGTCGGGGCGGCGCCAGACAGGGCCAAGACCGCCCGGGGGCCATCCCAGGAGGCCGAGCCCTCCCACGCGCCCTCTGCCTGGGCGATGATGCGGCGGCGGGTCGATCCGGCGGCCCAGGTGGCGCCGGCGAGCTCGCCCTCGAGGAGGTAGCCGGCGGACGTGGCCGACGAAGAGGGGCGGGCGGTGTCACCTGTGCGCGAGTAGGCGAGGGAGCCGAGCGGGCCGGCGAGGTCGATGGCGACGACATCAGACCACGCGGAGCCGGTCCAGCGTTGGAGCTTGCCGGTGCGCCAGTTGGCGCCGCGGATGACCAGGCCGAGGAGCGGGGAGAGGGAGGCGCCAGCGGCGAGGGTGGTGGGGGTCGCCGTGAGCCGCAGGGCGATCTGCTGCTCCTGCTCATCGGCGGAGCGCCACGGGGCCCGGGGAGAGCGGGAGCGGGCGGCGAAGAGGCGCTCGATCGGCCACTGGTAGGCCGTGGAGAGGGTCGCGGTGTCGCCGACAGCGGCGGGGCCGGTGCGGCCTCGGAGGGTGAGGCCGGCGGCGACGTAGCAGGGGGCCGTGGAGAGAGGCGCCCCCTGAAGGCCCACAGGGGCGGCGCTGGCATCCCATGCGTCCCAGCGCGACGGGCCCACACCGGCGGCGTGGTCTCCGCCCGAGTCGCCAGCGGACCACGCGACATGATGCCAGGAGGCGGCGACATTGGCGGCGCTGGCGAGGGCGCCCCAGGTGACGGCGGATGCGCCGCCCGCGCCGCTGTCGTCGGCGGGGGTGGCGCTGGCGGTCAGGGTCCAGTCGCGGGCCTCGTCCAGGGCGGCGTGGTCGCGGTGGTAGACGCGCAGGCCGGTGGCGGAGAGGCCGATCCGAACGGCGCGGGGGGCAGCGGAGAGGCCGGAGGCGGTGGCCACGGCGGCGCCGGCTACGAGGTCGTAGACGCGGATCGCGGTGGACGTGAAGCGCAGCTCGATCTCGGCGCCGTAGGTAGCGCCGTCGGAGACGCGCAGGCGGAGGGCGATGGCGGCGGAGAGGAGCGAGCCGCCGGCGGTGGCGGTGACGGCGGCCTCGGCGATCAGGTGGGTGGGGTCGCCGGAGAGGAAGGCGGGCTCGGTGTAGTAGCGCGAGCCGCTGGCGGCAGACGTGGTGATCTGGAGCGCGCCGCCGGAGAGGGCGGCGGCGGAGGTGCCCGACGTGGTGGTGGTGTAGGTGCTGGCCAGGTCGTCGGGGCGCTCGATCGGGGCCCAGGTGTGCCACCAAGAGGCCCGGTCGCCGAGGAGGGAGCCGCGGCGGGTCGGGGGGAGCGTGGTGGAGCTCCACCCGCCGAGCGTCCACACGTCGATCGAGAGGTCCAGCGAGGAGGCGGCGGCGGTGTGCGTGGCGGCGAGGAGCACGCGGCCGCGGTGGTAGCAGGTGGCGAGGCGGGTGGGGTAGGCGTCCGAGGAGGTGCCAGGGGGCGCTGAGGCCCACCAAGTCGTCGACTGCGCCGGGTCGGTGGGGTCGGTGGGGTCGACGCCGACGGGCTCGGTGGTGCGGCCGCCGTCGCCCGACACCACCACGCCGCACCGCTGGGCAGAGCCAGAGGCGGGATCGGCGTAGCGCCAGTGCAGCCACAGCAGGCCGGCGTCGTCTACGCAGGCGGCGAGGTCGGCGTCGACGATGGCCGAGGCGGTCACGTCGACGGCCTGCCCGTCCCAGGCTTCGCCGCCGTAGGTGTCGGCGGCGGCGATCGACTGGAAGGCGGAGCCGAGGCGGGCGCGGACCCAGGAGCCAGCGGCGCCGGAGCTGTCGGCGCGGGCCCAGACGGCGAGGAGGGCGCCGGAGACGGTGACGGCGGCGGGGTAGCCGCCGGAGTCGTCGTAGGTGGCGCCGGCTTGGGTGTAGACGACGGCGAAGGAGGCGCCGAGGTCGCCGCTGGCGTACTGGCGGATGGTGTCTTTGTAGGTGCCGCCGGGTCTGTACAGGTGTGCCAGCACGAGGAGCTGGCCGGCGTGGTAGGCGGCGGCGATGCGGCGGGGGCGGAGGGCGCCGAGGGTGGCGATGTCTGTCTCGGCGGTCGCGTAGGCGCCGAGGACTACCCAGGTCTGCCCCTCGTCATGGCTTACCCAGGTGCGCAGGTGCCACGTTGAGGCGTCGGCGGAGGCTACCCAGGCGATCAGCAGCACGGCGGCGCCGGCCACGGTGAGCACCGGGTACTGGCTCGCTACGTCGGCGGCGTCGTCGTGCACCAGCACGCGGGCGCCCCACTCGGTGTCACCAGGGGCGAGGCGGCGGACGGCGATCCCGTCGTCGCCGGTGCCAGCGACTGAGTAGGCGAGGAGAGCCACGCCAGAGGGGAGGGAGACGATCGAGGGGGTCGTAAAGGTCGCGGACGCGCCGGTGGTGTCCTCGATCCGCTGCACGCCAGCCAGGGCGGATGGCAGGTCTTGGCCGCGCCAGGTGCCGCCGGTGACGCGGTGGGCGAAGGTGGCGGCCTTGGTGGTGCGGCCGGGCTGGCCGCCGCGGATGATCTGGACCTCTACGTCCTGGCCGGGCTCCTCGACGGTGCCGCCGGCCTCGACGGTGAGCAGGGCGCTCGACGTGTCAGCGACGGCTGGCACCGGGCCAGCCTGGGAGTAGCTCGACTGCGCAGCCCACAGCGCGGCGTCAGGGTCGCGCAGGCGGGGGTCGCCGACGATCAGCACGGGCGCGCGGGGGAGGGTGTAGCTGCTCACCAGGACACCTTGGAGAGGTTGCGCGTAGCCCGGCGGGCCATGTCGCGCCCTTCGCGGGTGGCGACGGCGTCGCGAAACAGACGCGAAGGGGCGTCAGGGGGGACCAGGACCGCCACCGGGGCAGGGCTGGCTGCGGCCGGGGTGCCTCGGTTGAGCTGTGCCACGCCGTCGGGGCCGCCGACGTTGGCGACGCCCCGAGCGGTGAGCACGCCCTCGCCGCGGGTGAGCTTCGCCCGGACCTCGTCAGGGGCGGTCGGCGGGTCGCTCACCATTCCGCCGGTGTGGAAAGAAGGCTCGGTGGCGGCGATGGTGGCCACGCGGGCGGCGCCGGTGGCGTAGGCGGCGGCGGCGACGCCGACAGAGAGCGGGAAGGGGTAGTCGCGGCCGGCGCGAGCTGCGGCGGCGAGGGCGTCGATCGTGGCCTGTGCGATGGCGAGGGCCTTGTAGGCCGTGAAGGCCCGGCGGGCGGCCGCCTCGGAGGAGGAGGCGGCGAGATCGGCGGCCATCTGGGCGGAGGAGGCGAGACCGCCGAACATCTGGGAGGCGCCTTGGATGGTCAGGGCGCGCACCTGCTCTACCCGCTGCATCTCTCGCTCAGCAGCAGCGGCGGCGCGGGATTCGCGCTCGGCTTCGATGGCGGCGAGCTCTACTGCGAGGCGGCGCTCGGCTTCGAGGCGCACGTCGGCCGAGGCCTGGGCGGCGAGGTCCAGGCGGCCAGAGGCGGCGGCCATGGCGTCGATCTGGGCGAGCTGCTCATCGCGCTCTCGGATGATCCGGCCGATGCTGCTCTCTTCAAAGCGGCCGGCGCCCTCAATGACGCTGCGCAGGCCAGCGACAGCGGCGGCGCGCTCGTCTACGCGGCGCTTGTAGTCGGCGTCACCCTCGGCGAGGCGGCGTAGGGCTTCGCGGGTGGCGTCCAGGGCGGCCGTGTGGCTGCGCTGGGCGTCGGCGGCGCGCTTCGCGGATTGGGCCTCTTCGGCCTGGGCCTCGGCGAGCGCGTAGGCGGCGAGGCCGGCCTGATCTTGCGCGCCGCGCATCTCGCCGAGCCGCGCGGTGGCGGCCTTGTGGGCGTCGCGCATCTCGCCGAGCACGCGGCTCGATTCGATGTCGGCGGACATCGTCAGGCGGCCGGAGATGCGGAGCTGCTCCTCGGCGGCGATGCGCTGGCCGATGCTCGCCACGAGGTCGGCCTGGGCTTTGATGGCGGCGTCGGCCTGCTTTCTGGCGGCGGCCTCGGCGCGCTCTGCCTCGATCCGCACGCCGGACAGGCCGCCGATCTGCACCTGCACATCTTCAGAGGCTTCCCGGGTCGCCTGGGAGTAGGCGGCCCACTCACGGGCGAGGCCGGCCACCGACTGGCGGGCCCGGACGATGGCGGCGTCGGCCTTGACGATCCGCTCCTCGATTCGGCCGCTGGCGTCGGCGGCGGCGTCGGTGGCGTTGGCCCAGACCGAATAGGCGGCGGTGACGCCAGCCACCGCCACGGCGAGAGCGGCGATCAGGGGCGCGAGCGGGGCCAGGGCTGCCGCAAGGCCACCCACAGAGCCGGACGCCGCGAGCATCTGCTGCCCGACCTGGCTCCCCTGCTGGGTGAGCACCTGCAACGGGGGCGCGCCGGCGGAGAGCTGCGCGATCACGTCGGGCATCTGCATCGCGACGGCCTGCAGCCCGCCCTGGAGCCCGCGCTGAGAGGCAGCGGCGGCCTGGCTGTGCCGGTCAAGGTCGGCGAGGGCCGCGGCGTAGGCCTGCATCGCCTTCGATGGCGCGGCGGTCTGCTGTACCGGCCCCTGCATCTCGCCGGACGTGGAGCCGGCCCGAGCGAGGTCGCCCTGCAACTGCCCGCGCCGGGCGGCGATCTGGCTCATCACCTGGGCGTCAACGTCTCCGAGCGCCCGAATCCGGGCCTCCAGGGCGTCAAGCTCACGGATCGCCTTGGTGGCGGCGAAGGCTTCGGGCCCGAGCCTGACACGCTCAAGCTCCTCGGCCACCTTTGCCGCCGCCGCGGAGACCGCCGCGGCCTCCTGCTGCCGAGCCACGGTGGCGGCCTTGGCGGCCGCCGCGGCGCCGCGGACCTGCTCAGCGTAGGAGCGGCGAAGGTCGGAGATCAGCGCGTTTGCAGCCTTCGCCGATGCGTTCTCCATGCCGGCGAGAGCCGCGCGGATCGGCGCGGTGTCGGCGATGAAGCTGATCGAGACGGAGGATGCCATTAGGTCGCCCTAAGACGGGTGAGGGCGGTCTGCACCTCAGCGGCTACGGCGGGGGCGTGCGCCTTGACCGGCTTCGCGATCAGCACGTCCCAGGGGCGGAGCGAGGTGAAGCCCGGGGGCGCCCCCTTGCCGTGGCGGCGGTAGACGATGCGCCGGCCGTACTCGATCGCGGCGGCGCGTAGCTCAGGGCTCTTCGCCTTGTCGCCGTAGGCCTGCACCTTTTGCTCGATCTGCGCCGCCGTGAAGCGGCTCCACTTCACGAGGTAGCCGTAAGGCTTGCCCCCGCGGGCGGGCGTGGCGTCGTTCTCGATCACGACAGAGAGGCGGGTCTCCTCGATCCGCTCGGAGACGGCGAGGGCATCACGAGAACGGCCCGAGCGGATCGGCCACATGGGGCGCGCGTCGGCCACGATCTGGCGGGCTTTGGCGCCGGCCACGCGAAAGAAGGTCTCGGAGGCGCCATCGGTGGCGGCTCCGACAGCGGCGCGCAGGGCGGAGAGGTCGATTCGTGCGGTGATCATCGCTTCGCCTCCTCTTCCGCGCGCATCTGCGCATCTGCGATCAGAACAGCCTGCTCAGCGGTGTCCAGGGCCGCCCACCACGCGGGGGGCTGTCCGTACTCCCTCGAAAGCCTCAGCCCCCAGCGGGTGGCGTTTCCGCCGGGGGCTCGGAGAAACTTTTTGCGGCGTTGACCTCGGCCTGGGTGACCTGTAGGCCAATGGCGAAGGCCCGCGCGGCGGCGGCGGCGTTGATGATCTCCTCCTCGGAGAGCCCGGCGCCGACCAGCCCGTCATAGATGCCGGCGCCCCAGTCTTCGACGCGGTGGGAGAGCTTGTACTCGCTGGGCGGGATGCGGGCGGGCCACGCCACGCCAGAGGGCCAGCACATGCGCAGCGCGGCAACGACGGTGCCGAGCCACTGCCCGACGGGGGCGCCGGTGAGGTCCACGCCGAGGATCTGGACGTGGACCTCAGCGGCTGGCGATGAGCGTCTCGCCGCCGATCACGACTGGGCCGTAGACGGTGAAGGTGAAGGAGGCGCGGTTGGGCTCGCCTTGCTCGATCTTGTAGCTCGTCAGCACACAGTCATCGAAGGTCGCGGTGCGGGTGTCCGTGCTGTAGTCGGCGCTCCATGACAGGTCGATCCCGGTGTCGTCGCCAATGTCGGCGATCACCGAAACAAAGCCGCCGGTCTGGCCGAAAGCCAGCTCGACAAAGGCGTTGGAGAGGGCTGCAACGTCGCCAGTGAACGACAGCGTCGGGAACACCCGGCTGCCCTTGCGCAGCGCCCGGAGGCCTTCGGGGCCCTGGAAAGGCAGGGTCTCACGGCCGCCGGGCACGAGGCCGTCGATGGCGAGGTCGCCGTTGTAGTAGGTGACCGTCGCGGAGTTCGGGGTGCCCGATTTGTCATCGGTGCCGGTCAGCGAGCCGTCGCGGAAGATTCCGAGGATGTCGGAGAGGGCCACGGGCTACCTCCAGGGGAGCAGCAGGGAGACAGAGAGCTCAACGCGCAGCCATCCGGCGGCGTCGGGTACGGAGAAGAGCTTGTAACCGCCCGGGAGGGCACGCGCGCCGCTGGCGGCGTCTCCCCAGGCGTGGACGGCCCCAGCGGCGGCGAGGATGGCGGCGAGGGTCTGGGCCTGGGAGCCGAGATCGTCGCCCTGGCGCAGGCGCATGGGCCAGGAGAGGGTCAGGGAGTGCTCGAAGAGGCGCACACCTTGGCGGGGGCCGGTCGCGCCGTCGCCGAGGGCCAGGGAGACCTGCAGCGGGCGGTCGGCGAGGTCGGAGCCGCCGCCGTGACCCCGTGACGCGGTCCAGCCGGCGCCGGGGGTGTCGGTGTAGTCCGAGGCGTCCAGGCTCGTCACCGCGGCGAGCAGGGAGGCCAGGACCGCCTCCAAGGCGGCGCGGGTGAGCGGGGCGGCCATCAGTAGGGGGCCCGGTAGGCGGGGGAGGTGCGGTAGACGCCGAGGCCGGCGCGGCTGGCGGCGGTGGGGCCGCTGGTGTCGCGGAGGATGCGCATCTGGGCCTGGGCGTCGCGGACCTTGTAGGCAGCCGCCTTGGCGTGCTCGGCCCAAGTCGAGTCGATCCCGCGGGGGATGGTTTCGACCGCGAGCTGGTAGGCGCGGGCGACCAGCCACGCGGAGTAGCCTTCGCAGCCGACGATCTCCCAAGGGCGCTGCCCAGCGTCGATCAGGGTCTGGAGCAGCTCGGCGTAGGCCGCATCGATCTGCGGCTGCCATCCGGTGCCGGCGGCGGCCTGGGCTTGGGGGATGCGGTAGGCGAGTTCAGGGAGCCGATCATACAGATCGGTCACGGTGCAGGAGCAGCGGGGTATCCACCGCACGACGTAGGCCGGGGCGCGGTGGTGCCAGGGGGCGCCGTCGATGGTCAGGACCCAGCGCAGCTCGTACCCGCTGCCGTAGTCCAGCGAGGAGGCGGGGGTGATCGTCGCGGTGGCGATCGAGCTGGCGACGGTGACAGAGCCGCTCGACAGCTCGGTGTCGTCCCGCTTGACGAAGGCCCAGGTGCCGCCAGAGGGGGCGACCAGGGCCGCCGCGCTGCCGTGGCGGAGGGGTAGCGCCACGCTGGCGGCCTCGCCGCGCACCAGCAGGTGCGGCAGACGAGACGCGGGGGCCAGCGTGGCGGGGGCGGCCATCAGGTGATCTCGGCGCCGAGCGCGGGGCCCTCAAGCCAAGTCGCGCCGCCGTCGGGGGTCCAGTAGGCGAGGATGTCGCCCTCGGCGGCGGCGGAGGTGTTGATCCTCAGCACGGGCTGGGCGGCACCGAAGGGCTGGCCGGTGGGGCTGGCGGTGTCGGTGCCGGGGGTGGGCTCACCGGCGGCGGCGACGATGAGCAGCTCGTCGTCAACGTGGGAGTTGGTAGAGGATCGAAGGGCCAGAACGAGGCCACGGAAGGCGGGGGTCATTGTGCAGCCTCACGGAGCTTGGCGAGGAAGGGAAATTCCCGGGCGTATTGACGGATCACGGATTCCGGCATCTGAAGCGCGATCCGCTGGCGATCGGCCTCAGCGGCGGCGTTGGTGTTGCCGCTCATCGCCCGGAGACAGTGAAGGAGGTTCTGGGCGGCGATCTCCACAATGGCGGGATCGTCGGGGTCCTCCTGGACGAGCAACTCCATCACGTCGGCCAGGAACTTGAGGTAGCCGTCGTCATCGTGCGCCCACAGGATGCGCGAGCCCAGCGCGCGGGGGCGCTGCCATGCCGAGGAGTAGGTGAAGACGGGCGTCACGCCGTCGGCGTGAACCCCCTCCCACCGCTGAAGGTAGGTGGACGGGCTGGCGTCGACGCGAGCCACGCCGAATGCCACGACCTTGAAGTCGTGGGGCACCGGGCGCCAGCCCTTGGTGCCCATGTGCTGCGCCGCACCCTCACCGCGCCCCCTGATCTTGCCGTTGCCGTTGAGGCCGGGCTGGAAGCTCACGAGCGCCAGCCGGGGCACGATCATGCCGCCGCGACACTGGAGCACCGCGGGGTTGTACATGTAGTGCCAAGCGTCGGTCGGGTCGACGATGACGAGCTGATCGGGCGAGACCTGACCAGACCGCGGGCGATGGTCCAAGGCGAAGGACTCGCCTTGGCTGCTTCGCGCGGCTTGCGGAATGGGGATCATGGTGGGGCGTCCTCTGCGGTGGTGCGGCGCTTAGGCTCAGGTGGTGGCGTAGGTGATCGCGGTGAGGCCCTTCGGATCAAGGATGCCCGTGGCCAGGTGGAACGCGATCTCGAAGGTGGTCACGCCGCCAGCGCCGCGGATGGCCTCCATCGTCCAGAAGCCGGCGTTGGCGACGGCGATCGCGCCGACACCGAGGGCCACGGGCTGGTGCTTGGTGGCGATGCCGGCCTCGGAGAAGAGCGGGGCGACGGTGTCGGAGCCGTCGGTGGCGACGCGGTCGGAGAGGTACAGGCGGAGCTGGCCGCCGAAGAACTCGCCGACGAAACCGCCCATGGCCGGCCCCTGCGCCATGAACTGCTGGAGCTGCCCGGACAGCGCAGCGGCGCCGCCCATGCTGATCGCGTCGTTGGTGAGGTCCAGCAAGCCCTTGCCGGTGATCACGCCGCAGATCCCGCCGCCGCCGACGCCGCCGCGGGCCTTGGCCTCGATGAGGGCCTGGGAGAGCGCCGCCCAGGTCAGGCGGCCGCCAGAGCTGCCGGCGGTGTAGGTGGCGGAGGTCGCCAGGGCGCACACGTCGCGGACGAGCGTGTTGCCGTAGACGCCCATGCCGTCCTCAATGATGACCCCGACGTGCGAGGCGCCGAGCGATCCGTCGATGAGCGACTCGGTGAAGCTCAGGCCGAAGTCGCTGGCCTTGCGCGAAAAGGCGCGGCGGCTCGGCGACAGATTGACCATGTCGACGGCGAGGTTGGTGGGCGTGCTGGCGCTGCCCTCGGAGACGGCGGCGGCCACGCCGCTGCCGATCTCGGCCAGACCGATCGAGATCCCGAGCGCGCCGACAAGCGCGCCGAGGCTGGCGTCACGGCCGAGGATTCCGCGCATGACCGGATCGGCCAGCACGAAGCGGTTGTTGTCGGCGGCGCTGATCTTGCGCTGGATCAGCCGCGTGGCGAGAGTTTGGTTGGCGTCGCCCCAACCGGAGCCGGAGAACCAGGGACCTGCGGACATGGGAGCCTCCTATCGGTTGGCTTTGCGGTGCGCGTCTACGCGCTGGAGGTAGGCAGAGATAGACTCGCCGGGGAGCATGTCGGGATCGGCGCCAGCCTGACCCCGAGGAGAGGCGCCGCGGTCCACCGAAGCGGGGCCGCGCTGGCCGCCGAAGGGGGAGGCCGGGGCGGCGGGGGTCGCGGGGGTGACCGCGGGGAGGTAGGCCTGCACGGTGGGATGGATGTTCGGCTTGGGGGCCTTGTCGGGCGCCTCGGCGTGGGCCTTGTGGGCGGCGATCTGGCGGCCCCACCAATCGGCGACCCCACCTTCGCCACGATCGGCCTTGGGGGTCGCATCAAAGGCGGCCAGGACCGCCGCGCGGCCGAGGGGATCGCGCACGCCGGCGTCGGAGAGGGCCAGGTCGCGCGCGTGGGTCGCCTGGACCTCGCCGAGGGCCTTCGCGAGCGTGGCCTTGTGGCCGGCGTCAATCTCGGCGAGGATCTGCGGGCGAAGCTCGGCGGTGAGTTGGGTGCGGATGCTGGCGAGGTCGACCGAGGCCGGCGCGGGGGCGGCCTGAGCCTGGGCGGCGGGCTGGGTGGGCGTCTGGGCGGTGCCGGGGGCGTCAGGCATCGGGGGTGTCCTCTGAGTCAGCGGGCGGCGCGGCGGCCGCTTTGGCGGCCTGGGCGAGGTCGAAGGCCTCGAGGGCGTCTTCTACCTCGTCTCCATACAGCACGCCCACAGAAAGCGCAACAGGGCGGCGGCCGGCCTCTACGGCGGCGTAGCTCTCGGCTACGGAGAGGATGGCCGCGTTCCACCGGCGCAGGGCAGGGTAGTGCAGCGCGGCGGCGCGCTCAGCGGCCTCCTCCTCGGCGACGGTGGGCTCGCCGCCGACGCTCGCCATGGGGAGGGGCAGGCCGAGGGACAGGGAGGCGGCGAGCTCGGCGGCGGCGATGGCCTCGCCGGTGATTTTGGGATCGTAGCCGGGGCCGAGCTGGCCAACGAGGCCGGGGCGCTCAGGGTCGACGTTGTCGAAGACGTGGATCGCTTCGGGGCCGCCAGCGGCGCCGACTTGGCCGGAGCGCTCATCGGAGCCAGCGCCACGGGGGGCGGCGCCGATCGCGTACCGGAAGGGGTGGCCGGCGTCGATGATCGCGGCGCCCCAGTGTGACCAGAGGACGGGGAAGCGGAGCGCGGCCTCGACCAGGGCTGCCGTTGTGTATGGCTGGCCGGGCTGGCCCAGCACCACGATCCGGTGGTGAGGCCGGCCGTCAGCGTCGCGCCACTCAGGCAGCCACGCCTTGGCATCGGCGGGGGTCACGTCTTCGCCGTCGTCGATGCGCTCGACCTTGTAGACCGGCCGCTCCTCGTCTGTGAGGTCGTAGATCTCACGGGTCTGGCAGAAGCGGTCGCCGTTCCACCGCTGGCGGTGGTGCACAATCACCGTTGGCACGGTGGGATCGTCGCCGGCGTACTCGCAGGCGATGTCAGCGGGGGAAACGGGGGTGAAGGTGACGCGGCGGCGGCGAGAGGCCCAGCCAACCAGGATGGCGGAGTAGCCAGCGGCAAGGCGGTAGCCGAGGGCGTCGCGGGCGGCGGTCTGGAGGGTGGAAGGTAGAGGCAGGGCGCCGATCTGGCGGTAGCGGTCGATCAGCGTGGTGGCGCTGGCGTCGTCACAGGCGGCGAGGAGGGCCTCGGAGAGGCCAGAGCAGGCGGGCGGGCGCAGGTAGGCGCGGTTCACGCGGTCGACCTGGGCGCGCAGGGCGTTGCGGGTCACGTCGACAGGGCCGACGATGTTCCGGCGGTCGCCGAGCATGGTCTGGGCGCGCTGTTCGAGGTCGTTGTGGTGCCGGTTCTCATAGATCCGCACGGCCAAGGCGACCTGTTCGCGCTCGGTGCGCGGCTGCCAGCCGTTGAGTGACCACGGATTGAGCATGGTTTGGGCTACCACGCGCAGCGGGCGGCGTCAACGGCGCAGGGCTTGCTCCATGAGGCCGACGACGCCGTAGCGGAGGGAGTCGATCCCGTCTTTTTCGGGGGCGAGGCGGTCGCCTTGCCACCGCTCAATGTCGTGAATGAGGGGGGCGCAGGACGGATCGACGGTGATCCGCTTGGCCACCATCAAGCGGTGCAGGACCTCGGCGCCTTCGAGGTGCGATCTGGCGTACTTTCGGGGGGTCTCAATGTACTGGAGCGGCTTGGGCAGCTTGGCCATCCACCCGGGCGTGCGGGTGTCGTAGCCGAGGGCCTCGGCGATGGCGGCTTGCAGGCGCTGGTTGCTTTTGTACCCGCCGCGGCGGTCGCCGCCGTGGGCGCGGTCGCCTACCCAGAGGTCTACGTCGCCGAGGGAGAGGCCGGCGGCGCGGAGCAGCTCCAAGATGCCGCGCGCGTCGTCCTGGCTCTCGGTGCGG